CACCACTATATCTCAATAAACCGTACTAATACATATAACGACGAATTCAACGCATTATAAGCTTTATATACTAAGAGAGACTATAGATAGCAATAGCAGAGAATAGGAGTGTACAGAGGGTGTTCAAAAGCTCTGAAACCCTTTACTGTAGCCTATTGTAGCGTATCACCTACCTTGAAATATTGTAGTTGTTCGTTGCCAACAGACTCTATATTTAGCTGTCCAGAGCGCTTATCTTGGATAATAATGTATGACATATCCTTTTCTATATTTGAAGGCACAATGTCTATTACAATGTTCTGTACGATTCTCAGAGGTTGTTTACGTGGTGTTTCTACCTTGTAAGTTACTGATACAAAAGTGATAATAAGTATTATTATCAATGAAAATAACAACAGTATTTGAGTTGTTCTAGAATTAAATGTTTGCATGATTGTATAGTTTATGAATGAATAATAATAATTATCTTTGCGTAATAAATCCATTAAAACATTTCATTATGGCAAAGAAATTGGCAATAGTAATTCACAGAGAAACGAATATAGCCGTCTGTATTAAATCTAAAACAGACTTAGCATTATTCTTAGAAGTATCATTGAGTACTGTAATACGTAAATACAATGATATAGGAATGTATCAATCAGGTATTTATACTATCTATGTAGGTGTTGAATACTATCAATCCGATAAAGAAAAGAACTATAAGCATGATGCTATTCCACCAGTGATAAATAAGTCTATTGATGAACCTAGACAACAAATAGCCAATAATATTGTCATAATGACAAATAACGACCAAGTTGTTATTCAACCAATAGAAGAAAAATTAGATGATGATACATTAGCAATGAGTCAATACAAAGAGTTCTATTCTACTAAGACATATGAGGAGTTGACAATGTATAAGAATAAACATATCAACAAACCTTATAGACTTAAATGGATTGATTACTTTGGTAAGATATTAAAAGATAATCAAGGTTATTGAAATAGATTTAATTGATGGCTTCTGCACCTTGTTGGGTGAAATGAGGTACCGATAGAATCAAATGCATCTACTCTCACGAGTAACGCCATCAATTAGTAGTATTATCTATTCTTATAATGTTCTATTGCTTCATGCACATGTAGTACAAAGAAGAACAATGCACCAATAAGAATTGCTCTACCATATATATATGTATGAGTAGCAAAGAATATAAATGCAACACCGAATATAAAGGCATATATAATATGCTCAATGATATGTTTAGAAGGTTTCATAATGATAAGTATTAGTGTGTGTATAATAATAGTAATGCGTGCGTAGGAATCACTTAAACAAGCCAGTCCGCAACAACTCTAGCAAGTAAGTATTTCGAGGTAATAGTATTTAAAAAAAAGGGAGACATTACATCTCCCTTTGTTGTTCTTACATGCTGTATTTGATTACACCACCTAAGCAGCTAATCTTAGCACCTGCTTTAAGTTTAATGATACCATTAGCAGCTTGATCTTTGTCAATCACTGACTCGAACCCACATGAGTTCATGCGTGTCACTTCTTGAGAGAAGTTGTCAGTCATTCCTGCGATAGCCATGTTACACCAGATGCGTAAGTTTGGATTAGATACATCAGCATCATCTGCTTCAATCTTTACCAACTTGCCGGCAGCAGTCTTCTGACTTCCGTCACGATAGAATTGTCCAACGATTTCAAATGATGTTGGCACGATGTCACTAAGGTCGAATTTCAATTCAGCAGCTTTGTCTGCTTTGTACAATAATTTGCTCATAATAATTTTGTTTTTAATTTGTAATTAATTTTTTTATACGTCTAACCGGGGGGAGTTAGCAGAGAGTATCCAAGGCTTTCGTAATTTGGTAGTGGGTATACGGGGGGCTTGTATATTGTATATGGTAGTGTAGGATATGTTCTTCGTTGGAATGGTTGTGATGTTAATGGTAATTTATAATAGTATTATTACTAGGTAGTTGTTTTTTTATTAGTTATCTTTGGGGTATAATTTTAAAGAGAATAATTTATGAGTGATCGTTCATTAGGAGCATTTATTAAGTGCTTAGTAAGGCGTTGTGATACGCGAGGTTCATTGTTCCATGGTAGTATAGTAGATGCACGGGGTAATGAGAGTTATTTGTATAGTTGTCAAAAGTGTGGTAGAGTATTTAGTTCTACTGAAAGTACTTTTGTAAAAAAGTTTAATGGTATTCGTTTAATCAAGTTTACTGATTATCGTGTAAGAATTGAATTTTATTCTAGTAGTGAAGATGGTCTTCTTTCTATAAAAGAATCTGTAGAAGATTTTATTGACAGTATCAAAAAAGGAGATGTTTATTTTTCAAGAGATGATTTAGGTAAGGTTCTATTGAGTTTGCAGAATTTATTATCTACTTCTCAAAGGCAGTTTTCTGAGGCGTTTGCAACTAACTTATCATTATCTGAAAACTTATTGGAAAAAGAACAAATCATTAGTGGTTTGTTGACTACTCCGGTATTTGTCCCTGATTTAATAATGAGTGATATTGATAAGGATAATGAACGTCAGATAAACAACTCACACATGCTTTCTACGTGGTTGATTACTTTATTGAACCATGGTACTGTTTCGGTTCCAATCGAGGCTTATAGGCTATTCCATTTGCTTCTGTCAGTAAACTATGGTTATGAAGTAATGCGTTATCGTTGGGAATGGAATACGGTAGTTGAGAATGGTGAGAAAAGAATGGTATTTCAAAATAGAACCAAAAGGAGAACAAATAGAACAAAGAGATGAAAGTAGTACAAAGAATAGCGTTGGTAAAGAATTTCCATAATTATGATGGAGAAGGTCAAAATGGTCCTTATACAATTGGTACATGGATTGTGAAAAGTGTGATTGACAATGTTGAGTTTAGTGTAAAGTGTTTTACTGACATCCATGAATATTTCTTGGCCAATCCTACATTGCATATTGATTGTGAGATTGAGACAAAGGGTAAGCCATGGCAAGATAAGTATTTCAATGAACTTACTATTGTTTCCATACAGAAACCGGAAGTGCCGGCAGATGTTCCTGGTATGCCTATTCCAGAAAGTAATAGTATGATGCCACCGGCCGGTGCTGTTATTTATCCTAATGAAAATAGTGGTGGAGCAAAACCATTTGTTACTGGTGGTATTCCAGTAGGTAGTGGTGAAGGTTCGGACCTTCCATTTTAGCATGTTAAAGAGAAGGTAGTTTAAATACTATCTTCTCTTTTTTGCAAAAACAATTTATATCTTTGCACATAACATTTAAAAACTAATATATGTCAAATTGGATAAAGCCAGGTATTCCTGTAGTGAATATCACAAATTTAGAAAAAGTCTTTGTAGTTGACCATGCTATTTTCAAAAGCAAAGAGATAAAAGATAAGAATGGAAGTTCTATTCGTGTAAGTAGATTAATAGGTATTAAAGTAAAACATGTTTCTAATAATATTACTGAGACAGAAATAATGCATTCAAAAGAACTTATACCTTTAGATGTTGCTTTAAAAGGTGTTTTGGAATCTATGATGTTTATTAATCGAGAAGGAATTTATAAAACATATTAAACAATGCAAGTAGAAGATTTTTTATATCTTGAAGAATCGGTAATAAAAGTTACTGATATGGCAATGCAAATGCCAGAGTTTAGAGATTTTAAACGTTATGATACAAGTACAAATAAGGTCTTTTTTTATAAGGCCATGGCTTATATCTATTATGTATACAAAGTCTTTGGAGAAGAGCGTTCCTACCTTCATAATCAACCTTTGCAACAACGTAGGTCACAAGCGGTAAAAAGTCATACCGGGACTTATAAAAAAGTAAGTGATTTTGAAGAGAATGAATGGGTACAAAAATGTATTGCCGGGTACCTTAAATTTTCAAGAACACGTAATGAGATATTACTTGATACACTAAAAGAAGATATTGATATGTTTTCTGAGGTAGTACAAAAGATGCCTCATATGATTAAAAAGAAAATTAAGGTTACACATAAAGAACTTGATGAAGATGGTGAGTCAATGATTGACCGAGTTCATGATGTTGAGATAGAAATCCCAAATACAAAAGAACGACTTGATGCTTTAAAACAAGCCAGTGATTTGTATGATTATTATAATAAGGTTTTGGCAAATGTAAATAAAGATGCCATTAAGAAACGTTCTTCGGCCACAATGTTTGAGAACCAAAAAGAAGTATCAAAGATTACGATTACTGATGAATTTCCACGAGCAAACAAATAATTATTATGTTAGTACTTGACCCAGTTTATTATAAATCTACAGTTCCAGAAATGACTATTGAAGTAAATGCGTTAATAGATGATCCAGATAATGTTGGGCAAAAAATACGTGTACCGGTAGTATTAGATGGCGCTAATATAGTTATGAATTTGATGAATGGTAATGTATTAGGAAAACAATATTCTACAGCAGATAATACTATTACTACAGCAGATAATATCATTACTATTCCTGAACATGAAATGACTGCTGAACCGGCAGATTATGAGTTTGATTTTAATATCATTCTTTCAACAGGTAAAAAAATTACTGGTTTTGCACCAGGAAGAAGAGAAGTCTTGCCAATTAGTACAATAAGATAATAATGGATACTTTTGATATATTAGTAAATAATACTGGTGGTAATAACACCGAGGATATTAATGTAAAAGAATCAATTTTTGAATTGAATCTAAATAATGTTGTAGTTACTTATCAAGTAATAATTGATGAGTCTACACCACATTATGATATTGATGTTCATGATACTAAAATTTCATACTTAATTGAACCTTCAAATATATTTTTTACTAGTGGTATCGGTGATGCTCCTGATGAACAAGTTTATGGTCGTAAAAATGGTCAATGGGTTTTATTACTTCCGGAACAAAATCTTCTTCTTGGTGAATTACATACTAATGCTTATTATGGTGACTTAGGTAAGATAGCTTATGACCATTCTCAGTCTACTGGTAACGTACATGAATTATCATTCTCCGGTTTATTAAATAAGCCAACAACAGTCCAAGGTTATGGAATAACAAATATTCCTACTTGGGCTCTTTCTGTTTCTAAACCTTATTATACAACTACCGAAGTGACTGAAGAAGATAATCTTTATTTTACTACTAATAGAGTTCTTGGAACTTACTTGAATGGGTATGTGGCAACAGATGGTAATGTAAACGCATCTGACACTGTTTTAAGCGCAATAGAGAAGCTTAGTTATAAAAACCATAATCCACTTACTTTGGGTTCTTCTAATGGCCTTACATTGGATGAACAAGAATTATCTTTAGGACTTTCTTCTACAAATTCTACAGGTTCATTAAGTTTTACTGATTGGAATACTTTTAATAATAAATTATCAAGTTCATTGATGGGTGTTGCTAATGGATTAGCTACATTAGGAAGTGATACAAAAATTCCATTATCTCAAATACCAGTATCTTTATTGGGCCAAGTAAACTATAAAGGTTTATGGGATGCGTCAACTGGATTACCATCATTACCATCAACCCCAACTTCAAATGGTGATTATTATATAGTATCTGTAGCCGGTTCTACTACTATGGGTTCAATTAGTGAATGGAAAGTAGGAGATTGGTTGATAGCAAATGGTTCTGTATGGGGCAAGGTAGATAACACAGATGCAGTAAGTTCTGTAAATGGTTATGTAGGTACTGTTGTATTAAATAAGTCTGATATAGGTCTTTCAAACGTCTCTAATGTATTACAATGGAGTACTGATAATCATCCAACAACAACAAGTGGTTATGGACTTCCAAATTATCCTACTACTTTGCCGGCAAGTGATGTATATTTATGGGCTAAAGAATCAGTAAAACCATCTTATGTATGGACCGAAATTGGTAATCGTCCAACATTACTTTCTCAATTTTCCAATGATCTTGGTAATTATGGTAATTGGGTAGTAAATACTGATAGTAGATTAAGTGATTCTCGTATTGCATCAGATGTTTATAATTGGGCTAAAACTTCTACAAAACCTAGTTATACTTATTCAGAAATAACTTCTAAACCTACATTATTATCACAATTTACAAATGACTTAGGTAACTATGGTGGATTTGTAACTGGTACTCCATGGACATTAGTTGGTTATTGGTATTCTTCCAATCATCCATCTACTTTATCTGGGTATGGGATAACTGATACTCCGTGGACTAATTATTTACCATTGTCTGGCGGACAAGAATCTGGCAATATTGGTTTTAATCAGGGGCTTGGCATTTCATTTGTAAATGGTGGATATCTTAAAAATAATTCAAATGGTCTTGGATTGAAATTGACAGCAGGGGCTAATAATTTGACATTTGAGAGCTACTCCACTATAGTTCAATCTAATTCTTTGTACCTTCAAAACTTAAACGGAAGTTCTGCACTAATATCCTTTCAAGGAACTCAAATAGGTGCAAAGGAATATAATATTAAAAACAGTATAGATGGTGTAAGTAATATAGGATTTTCTATAAGAAACTATACCGATAGTACCACTCCTATGTACATTGATGGGTCTGACAATGTATTTTTTAAAAATTATGTAACTGCAACCCAATATAAAGTATCTGGTGGAACTTCATCACAATTTCTTAAAGGTGATGGGAGTTTGGATAGTACTACATATCAACCATTAGGTAGCGCTATTAATACTGGTAATATATCTGCTCAGAGTGTAAACTATGCAAACAGCGCAGGCAATTCTAATCAATGGGGAGGTTATCCTATAGATTTCAATCAAGCTGTTAATGTAAATAGATTGATTGCATGGGATGTATCTGATAATAAGTTTAGAGTTGCTGATAATTCTAGTATTAAATCTTGGTTAGGCTTAGGTTCATCGGCTTATACTAATACTAGTGCATTTCAACCTGCAATTACAGGACTTACAATAAACTACATTCCTAAATGGAATGGTAGCAATATGGTAAATAGTTTAATAAGTGATGATGGGTCAGACAATGCATATTATTATATTGGAAACGCCAATCAAGGGGGTATTAATTTAAAAAGAAGTGGAGGAGCTGTATATGGTAAATTTGGTATTGAGCAATACGGAGTAAATAATGATACTTATATCGGTTCTTTTTCAAATAATGGGCTTGGGTTATACTCAACAGGAACTAAAAGATTATACATTCGAAATACTGGGGAAATAGACATACTTTCAACAACTCTCTCAACCTCACCTACCACAGGCGCATTAGTTGTTGATGGTGGTATTGGAGTTAGTGGTAGTGGCTATTTTAATGGTAATATTACTGCTAGTAGTTTTATTAAATCAGGAGGAACATCTTCTCAATTATTACTAGCTGATGGGAGCGTTGTAAATATAAGTGCAATAGGAATAGATCAAACACAAACATCTATAAATGGATCAGTTAGTGGGACTGTTATTTGTTCTATGCCATTTCAGACAAATAGTTACAAAAAGGTAGTATTAAAAGGAAGCCCATTTGGTGGATCGGCTACATATACATTTCCAGTTGCATTTACTGCATTTGGACAACCATCATATTATATAACTGGCGCGATAACTATAACTTCACTCAGTTCTACTTCTATTACTATAAACGCAAGTTCAACATCAGCAGGATATGTTGTTTTAGAAGGGTATTAAATAATTATAATAGAATAAATATAAAAATAAAAAGTTATGAAAATTGGAGAAATTAGATCAAAGTTTTTTGAAATTAGTAATCTAATGAATATTTTTAATTCAAAAGGTATTGATAATACTGAATTGAATTGTCTTATTCTAGATAATTTTGAAATTCTTGAAAAAGAAAACAACAAAATTCAAAAAACGATTAGTCCTAGATTAATTGAATTTGAAAACAAATTTGTTGAGATGAATAAAGAAAATCAAATAAGCCGAGACAATGCTATTTTGTTATTATCTTTAGAAGAACAAAATGAATTTAAAGTTTTAAATGAAAAATTACAAAGTGATTTTGAGATAGAACGAAAAATTTCATTAGTAGAGATTAAAGAATCAATAGTACGTTCTACAAAAGGAATACCTATGAATGCTTTAATTACTCTTAAATACTTTTCACAAGAAAAAAATTGGAAAAAATGAAAAAAGAAGACGACACTTTAAAAAAAGATGACAATCCAAGAACTGGAGGCGGAACTGGTGGTGGAACTAGACCTATTACGACCGATGAACTTTATTAGAATACACGTAGTTCTAACTAAGTATATTCCAATTATAATAAATTTATTTTTACTTTTTATTTATGTATTTTGGCATGAATCAAAAATAAGAGATATGTATTTATATATTGGATTTGGACAAAGTTTAATATATAATCTATATTTATTTTCAGCATCTTTATCATTTAGATTCTGTTTATGGCATAAAGTTTTAATATTAAATATGACTATTTGTTTAATTATAGAATATTTAAATAATAAAGGTTTATTTTTACCTGACATTTTTGATACTATTATTAAATTGACTTTATTCTCTATTATATTATCTTCAATCTTATATTATAAAAATGGATGCTACAGTAAAAAAGACAATCATACGACTCTTTAAAAGAGTCATAAAAGCAATAGATAATGGAGTCTGTGACAATATGACAACAAAAGAAATAGATCATCTAATACGATTACTTGAAGAGTCTAAGAAAATTGACGAAACTTACATAAAAAGAAAACGATGGATAATATTTTAATTGCCTTAATTGGCACTGGAGGAACACTTGGTGCTATTGGTGGAGTAATGAGTATTGTTTCTTACTTTTCTCCATCTTCTATTAGCATTCGAAAAAGTAATGCTATTATCAAAGAAAATCAATCATGGGAGACTTCATTAAATCTTCTTCTTAAATGGAAATTAGAAGCAGAAAAAAAAATTGAAACTCTTGAATTGGATGTTGAAAAACTTTTAAAAAAAGATAGTCGTTCACAAAGACTTATTTCTGCTTATCGAATGATTGTAAGTTCTAATAAAAGTTGTCAACATAACAAAGACAATACGGATAATTGTCCAGTAGCAATTAAAATGCGTGCTTTAGATATTGAAAACAAACAAGAATAATTATGGAAAGAGCAAATAAATTTATACCTAAAATACTTTTTGCAGAGGGTGGTAGTAAATATACTAATGACCCTAATGATTCGGGAGGTGAAACTAAATATGGTATTTCTAAAAAAGCATTTCCAAATCTAGATATTAAAAATCTAACAGAAGTACAAGCAATTGCAATTTATAAAAAACTGTATTGTGATCCTTGCAAGATAGATTTAATCAAAGATGAATTTTTAGCTTTACATGTTTTTGATTTTGCAGTTACCTCTGGTGTCCATAGAGCAATAGAAGTTCTTCAATCAGTTATAGGAGTTTTAACTGATGGAATTTTTGGTAATCAAACTCTTCAAAAAGTAAATTCTGGAAATTATCTCAATGCTTATAAGAATGCTCGTATAGCATTTTACACTAATATAGGTATTGGCAAAAATGCAAAATTTAAAAAGGGATGGATTAATCGAGTAAACAATTTAAAACTATAATTACTAATCTTTAAAACTAATCATTATGGCTGCAACAAAGCAAAAACCATCTTCTTCTGGAAAGAAGAAACCGATGTCAAGTAAGAAATCTTGCTAACAATTATTATCTATTAGGGAGTGATTAAGTTCATTCCCTAATGTTGTATTTACACAATAAATTAAAATGTCATGAAATTCTATAAAAAACAAAATGGGAAATGGGTTATTGGCGACAATACTGGAATACCATCAGGTTCTTGTGTTGAAATTACCAATTCAATTACAGGAGCAATTACTATTGTAAAAGAAGAAGGTAATGGAAATTATGCAGATGGATTAATGCCAACAGAATTTCAAGATATAAATGGAAATTATTATAGTGATTTATCAGCATATGAAACAGCGACATGTAGTTTTTTTGTTGATGCCTCCAGTAGTGGGGGCACAAGCAATGTTATAGATATGAAACCGGGAGAATATCTTATCGATAAATTAGAATTATGTAGTGAAGCAACTGCTGAAAACCCAATTATCATAAATTTTTATAATCATTCAAAAACTATAAATTGGAATTTATGGAAAGGTGAGATTCTATGGCCTGCTTATGTTTATATAAATTTTAAAGAAGATATAGATTGGTATCCAATGGGATTACGTAATATATGTGAGAACTATGATGAAGGATTTACTATACGTAATCCTATGGATAAGATGTTTATGGGTATAGCATTTAATGCATACAGAGGACAAGAGTTTAAATTAAAGTTTCCTTTACCTCTTAATTTGAATAGTGTATATTTTGGAGGATTAGATGAGGCTTATTTCACGGTAGCAGATTATGAAGAAATGTTGACAATTCCATGGGACAGACAATTAGGACCTTTTAATGTAATTCAATGTGGTGGAGACCGAAATGTTGATGGTCGTAATCGAATGCTTTATAAAAGAGTTGGTCAAGAATATGTTCCTATTGCACCTAATATTGTCAATCATAATCTAATAGGAGTAAAATTAATAGGGTCTTATATGAGATTCCTAATAATGAGAGATTGTGATTTACAATCCGGAGATTTATCAGGAGCTGAAATGTCTTATTCCTATATTGAGAGATGTAGTTTCAAGTTTTCTAAGTTTGCTGAGACTAATTTTTCAAACGCTGTTGTTCAAGAATGTGATTTTACAGGTTCATATCTACGAGGTATGTTTGCTCCAAACGCATCATTTGAAAGAAGTCAATTTATGGATAGTGATCTATCTTATGTTAACTTCGTTTCTGCTAATCTAACTAATGTTTTAATGAAAAACTGTAATCTAAATAATACCGACCTTAGGTCTGCTAACATTTGTGGAACAGACTTACAAGGATGTTATAATTTATCTTCTGAAATAGGTACCAAGGCGATGCTTATAGGTGCTGTAGGTGAAGGACATTATGACACAGGCACTATTTGGATTGATGGTACTTCTATATTAGTTTAATTATAAAACAATTTGATATTAATTATTATGAAAACAAGAACTTCTTACAAACGCAAATCATGGAAAACATCACTATTCGGAATTGTCTGTTTAGTAAATGTGTTTATATGTTTATTTTTAGTCTATCTAAAAACAATTACTATTACTGACACTGGTCAATATTTAGTAATCTCTACTCCTATCATTCTTGGTATTGGTAAGTTCTTTGATAAAGATAGTGATGTCACCGGAGGGACTAGAGAAGTATGATACAATTTATAAAGAAAAACTTGGTAATAAGCGCGATAATAACTATCGTGCTTTTACTGTTTATTGGTGGTGTGGTAAAATCATGTCAATCAAAACAGGCAAAAACATTGATTACAAAACAAGATGTATCATCTGCATATCGTGATGGCTTTAATACAGCTTCTAGTAACTATCGTAAGCAATCAATTAAGTCGATTGATAGTATCAATGCTTTACGAAAAAAGGATCGTTTAGAATCAAGTAAAACGCTTTCTAATTATAAAGATAAAAATGTAGTTTTATCAAAAAAGATAAGTAAGTTTGAAAATGATTATAATACAGATACTACAAAGCATACTTTAGCGAATTGTGATAGTCTTTTAGTATTGAAAAATATATCACTGCAGCAGAAAGATACTATTATAAAAACTACTGAAAAGAAATTAATTAGTACTGAACTTAGTTTGACTGATGCTACTAAAAAATACTTCTTACAAACAGAGGAAACAGAACAATGTAAAAATGAAAATCTTATATTACAAAAAGAAAAGAAAGATTTGACTACTGCATTAAAACGTTCAACTGGTTGGTGGAGTAAAAATAATATTTGGTTCTATTTGGGCGCCGGTGCAATTGGAGGATATTTTATAGCAAAATAATTTATGGCTGATATTAAACTTACATATTTAGATGATGTATTATCAATGGATAGAACACTTGTTCCGGACATTGATAATATGTGTCTAACAAGAGATTTTAAAGATACTAAGCGTTTCAGTCCAGTTATCTATAATAAAGATGAAATGCAACCTGATAAAGATAGTCCAAACTATCAAGCATGGTGGCATGAGCAATATCGTCGTTGTATAAAAGGATATATTGTTCCTAATGCAACAAAACGTGGTCATGATATTTGGATTCCCGGTAGAATGTATTTCTATTTGAATTTTTGGGTTATTCTTGCAAAATTGGATAATGTAAAAAGAAAGGATAAACGTCATCCTAAATTTACTTCTTTAGATTATTTCAAATTCATGTGTATAGAACTTATGTTTTTAAATGCAAAAGATTTGTTATTTCCTAAGTCAAGACAGAAAGGATTCTCTGAATATGCAGCAAGTAATATCGGTTATAATTTTATTTTTATCCCTGGTTCTCAAAACGTAATTGTTGCCGGCCAAGGAAACTATGCTGAGCATACAATGACTAATGTTGTTCGCGGACTTGATTGGCTTGGAGATAGTGAGTTTTATAAACGTAGATCACCAAACAGAAGTGACTATATTAAGTCTTCTTATCGTGAAGAGGTAGTCAATGAAGAAACCGGAGAGAAAAGAACTCTTATGCTTGGTTTTGGTAGTGAAGTTTATTGTATTACTGCAAAAGATAATACACAAGCTGTATCAGGTCTTACTCCTTTTTGGATTCTTTATGAAGAAATTGGTAAATGGAAAAAAGATACTCTTAAGCAAACAGCAGAGTTCGTTAAACCATCTTTACTTGCTGAAGGTGATAAGACCGGTTATCAAATGTATATTGGAACTGGTGGTGATATGGATGAGTCTGTTGCTGATGTCGAAGAAATGGCATATAATCCGGCTAAATTTGATTTGCTCGAGTTTGACAATATATGGGAAGAAGATGAAATCTCTTCAACTGGTAAAGTCGCGGCTTTTGTTCCAGCTTATGAATTTGAAATAATTGATGAAGATGGTAATAGTTTAATAGAAGAAAGTATTGTTTCTATTCAAAAAGAATTATCAAGTAAAAACTCTTCTGAACGATACATTGCTCTTACAGCTAAACCACTTTATTTATCTCAGATGTTCATGGTAGCCACTGGTGGTTTCCTTGGAGAAACAGCTAATCAAAAATTGAATGATAGAAAACGTTATTTACTTACACACCGAGAACAACAGATTGCTTACAATGCAGAGATTAATTGGATTGATCCATTTGATTGGGGTAAAGGAGTTGAACTTGTTCCAGATGAATTAGGTCGTTTTCTTATCATACAGGCACCGGAAGTTGATGGGTATGGGAAAGTATGGAAAAATCTTTATAGTGCCGCTACGGACAGTTATGATAAGGTAGAGAGTGAAACATCATTCTCATTAGGTAGTTGTTCAATTTGGAAAGGTGCTATTGATTCACATCATACTTTTGACCATTGGGTTGCTAGAGTAACGGAACGACCAACAGAAGATGAAGGTGGAAATTATCAGTTCTATGAGGATACAGTAAAACTCTGTTATCTATATGGCGAAAGTGAAAATCTTATTGAGTATTCAAATGTATTGATATTTGATTATTATAAACGGGCCGGTTGTGAGTTTTTATTGCAAGAACGTCCACAAATGGTAATTAGTCAATATGTACAAGATGGTAAGGCCGCACAACGTTATGGAGTAGAACAATCATTTATCCCTCATGCTTTAAATATATGGAGAGATAAGATGAAACAAGATGATTTTGCTATTATCGATAAGATGTATGATATACGACAAATCGAAGCTTTTGCAAAATTTAAAAAATCACCAAAATACAATTGTGATATTACTATAGCAAGTGCTTTAAATATTGCAAGTGCATTAGAGACACAAGAGTTCGCTGCTTATTCAGAAGGAGAAGAACTAGAAGAAGATACATATGGTGGTTATGTATCAGAGAATAATCAAGGAATTAAATTTGCTTCTTAAAATAAATACTATGTTTCCAGAAAAATTAATTAATAGTGAAAATAAAGATGATAACTATTTCAAAGAAGTAGCAAGGTATATTTTATCATCTGGTTCTTCTGATTTCCATGATGATAATATAAAAGACAGAAAATGTTGGAATATTTATCATGGTATTATTGATAATACAAAATTTGAATACTTGACAAAAGTTGAAGGTTTTACTTATCCGGCTAAGTTCAGAAATATAGGTAATGAGATTGTAAGAAGTAAGTTGAATATACTTGAATCTAAACAAGCACGTAGGTCGTTTAAAAGCAAAGCAATTGCTATGGATGAACGTACTCTTCAATTGAAGTATGAAAATCGCATTAAGGCTAGTCTAAATGCGAAATTGGAGATGTATAAAGAACGTGATGCAATTGTTCAACAACAGATTCAACAAGTACAAGATAAAATGAGTGATATGCAGAAACAGTTAGAAGTCCAACCGGATAATGAACAAGCACAAACTCAGATGGAAGAACTGAAAAAGAATATGCCAATGATTCAATTAGAGATGCAGAAACTTATTCGAAATCTTTCACGTGTTTCATTAGACAATAATGAAATGCAAAAACGTATTGATTATTTCTTATTGAATACTGATGTTGAAATAATGCAACAGGTTGCCAATGCCGCATTAAAATCTGCTATTCAAACAGAGGATTTAAAACAGCATTGGAATGTAGGGCTTCGTGAAAAAATTGTAACTGGTAAACCAACATATATTACTTATTATAATCCAAGAACAAAAGATATTGTTTTTAAACAAGTAGATGCAAATACTGCATGTTATTCTAAAGGTGGAAGTAATCGTTGGACTCAGAATAGTGAATGGTGTTTTACCAAAGAGTATATGAATAAAAGTCAGATATTTTCTGAATTTGAATTATCTAAATCAGAAGAACAAATTATCTCTGCTTATTCAATAGGTGATAGTGCTACAATAAAAAATTATGTTGGTAATACTGCATACTTTGATAACAGTGAAAACTTCAATGACCAACACAATGCTATTGAAGTATCACGTATATGGTTTTTGGCACCACGTGAAATATTTTGGAAAAAGACACCAAACAAATATCGTGAAGATGAATATTTTGTACATCTTACAACAAAAGATGCTAAACTAAAAAAAGATGAAATACGTAATCGTGTTGTCATTTATGATATTTATCATATGGTTGTTATTGGAAATGTTATTCATATCAACATGGGTAAACAGGACAATGTTTTTAGACCAATTGATATGCCCGGACTACCTACACTCCCACTTGTTGCAAGATCGTTCAATACAGCGTCTGAAAAACCATATTCTCTTATATGGAGAGTTCGCGAATTAATAGAACTTTATGATATTGTAAATTATAAGAAAGAACTTACTATTGCTTTATCCGGAGTAAAAGGTATGATAATGGATAAGAGTCAGAAACCGGATAATATGACTGCCGGTAAATGGATGTACTATCGTAAACTTGGAACTATGTGGATTGAGACAATGAAGAAAGGTCGTAAAACACCGGCTTCATATAATCAATTTCAAAACTATGATGATACGATTACTCAGAGTATTGCTTTTATTGATAATGTCCTTAATGGCATTGATTCATTAATAGGTAAACTTATTGGTATTACTGATGCTTCACTTGGTCAATTTGTTTCTTCTGATCCAGTAAGTAATGTAAACATGTCGCGAGAACAATCTTCTCTTATTACTGAAATACAGTTCTCAGAAAATGATACAGTTTTTGATAAAGCAATTGAATTATTTCTAAACTTGAAAATACGTTATACATGGAAAGATGGTAAAGTATTAAACTTTCTTGATAAGGACCTGGAAGAAGTTCTTATTCAAATACCAAAAGGTTCATTGAATGGTTCAGATTTTAGAATCTATTCTTCCAATAATGTAAAAGAGGAATCACGTCTTGAAGATTTACGTACTGCAGCAATGCAATCATGGGGTCGCGCTGAACTTCCTTTTACTTCTGTAGTGAGTATGTTTAAGATTGATGATTTGACTGAAATGGAAAACAAACTTATTCAGATGTCAAAAGAGGCCGAAGCAATCAGACAACAAAATAATGTTGCTACCGAAACTGCCAAAGAAGAAGCTAAACAAAAAACAATGAATTTACAAGCTCAGATTGATATGCAACTTTTGAAAACAAAAGATGAATTTGATTTAGCTTCAAGAGAAATTGATAAAGCACGTTTACAACTTGATGAAAAACGTTATGAATGGGAATCAGAGTTTAAAGAACGAGAACTTGTTGTTAAAGAGAAAACTGAAAACTTTAAAATAATGGCAAATAATGAAATTGAATCTGCCTATTTACAAGAAGAAGGACGTGCTAATAGAGTACAAGAAATGATGAAACAGTTTGAAATTAAGATGAATGCGATACTTTCAGAAGCACAATTAAAGACTGGTGAATTACAATCAATTCGAAAGACTACTGTTGACCATGAAAAAAACATGAGGAATAAAGTAAATTTAAAAGACTCATAGTAATTAAATTATTCATATATTTGCATCATATTATTAATCAAATCAAACACTTATGTTTAAAGACAGATTAGAAAAAGCGATTGAGGAAATTCAATCTAAGAACAATGGGATTAAAAGTTATCTAAGTCTTATTGAAGTATGTGATCCGGGTCAAACTGGTTTCAAGTGTAGAACAATAAATAATAGTGGTGATATTCTTCTTTGCCCTATTACAGTTCCATTTGCCGAAAAGATCATCATTGTAAATAATGAGAAACCAACTTTAGAAAGATTTAAAGGTGTTCATCCACATTTAGCTGTTGTAATGGAAAGTGGAAGTAGTCAATTTAAAGCTAGTGATATTGTTTATTATAATCCATCAATGGCTAATGCTGCAAACCAAATCATTGTAAAAGGAGCTCTTGCTTTAGTAGTAAGTGATTCATATCTTTTAGGTGTTGATACTAACTTTAATAATTTAATCAATGTATAAGCCATTATTTTTTAAAATGCAAGAAGCTACCGAAGGTCAAGATACCTCTGGTGGCTTTTCTGCTGAAGAACTTCAAAGGTTAGAAGCACCTGCTGGTACATATGATGAACCTATGAAAGTGGAAAAGACTGCCGAGGAAACAACAGAAGATACCGTAGAGACAGTTTACACTCCTTCTCCTTTGTGGGATTCATTTAAAGATTTAGAAGGCTTTAAAATGCCTGAAAAGATTACTGCCGAAACAGAGAATGATTTACTTCGTCCATTTATTGCACAGAAATTTGGTTTAGAGAAACCGGTTCTTCATCCATTAGCACAACAGATACAAGATATGACTGCTACTAATCCTAATCTTACGATTAATGATTTAGTAACAAATGTATCAGAACAGTATGTTGATGCAAGTAAATTTACTGTTGATGAAAAAATTGCATTTGATTTAAAAACTCGTTATGGTGTTTATGATTCAGAAAAAAATCCAAGTGGTTTGACTGATGATGATATTGTACAAGAGATTGGTCGAATGACTAAAATACAAAAGCAAGATGCTGCTTTAGTAATTGATGAAAATATCAAGAACTACAATGATAATCTTGTAAAAGAATATAAGAAAAGTCAATCTGCTACTTATGAAACTCAGTACAATCAAATGTTGGCTGAAACAAAAGGCGAATTGAATACCCTTAAAGAAAGTCTTTCAAAAGTTGATTCTATTTATGGTATTCCTGTCAATCAAGAAACCCATAATCAGTTTTTAGCAGAATTTGAGAGAGTTGTTGTTCCAAATAAAGAAACCGGTGAACGTTTAATAGATGAAATATTGTCAGACAATATGACATTATACAAAATGTTTGTAATGGTTGCTAAGTTTGGAGAAGAAAAAGTAATAGAAACAATTACTAAGGGGCGTGAAGGTGGAAAAGAAGCATTACTTAAGTCATTAAGTATTACTCCTAATTTTGCTGGTGTTAGCGCTCGAAAGACTGGTCAATCATTAGACTTTGAGTCAGAAGTCAAATTGCTTGAACAACCAGAATAATAATCAACTCTATTAATCAAATTCATCATGAGAATTTTACCTGGCGCACCACAAGAGTTCGCTAATCAAACTCCGACATCAAAACACATGTCACAATACTTGATTGCAAGTCCACATATGCTTGCTCAAGTAACTACTTTATTTTCTAAAAGTTCTACTGCCTTTAGTTCGTTACTTGCCGGACGTAATATGTTTTCGGGTAAACTTGCTGATCCTTTGAATCCAAAATCAGGAAAATACAAAATCGTTGGTAACCGTAAAGTAATGTGGAACGTCAAAGGTTATCCAGACCGTAAAGCTCGCGTTATTGCTGCATTCAAATGTGATGCATTCCCTAATGAACCGGGTCGTAATCAAACATGGATTGACTTGTATCTTGATACTAACTGGTTCTCTCCAAAAGATGTTCTTGAACTTGCCGATAATCAAACTTACGTACACGTTTCCGACTCTACACTTCCACAAGAAATTGATGCCGGAATTTTCCATTATCGTGTAAAAATCATGACTAATGTGTCAGGTGATTTTGTAAATCCAAATTTGCTTGCAATAGGCCAAGAAGTAAGTATTTCTCATACTTCATTTGAAGAAATGTCAGAAACAGCTTACGAAAAATATACCTTTGATGAAAAGGCATATACTCACATGACTATTCAACGTTTGAAATGGTCTATCTCTGGTACTGCTGATGAATATCGTCCTAGTGCTATTTGGATGGAACATAACGGTGTTTCTATGTGGGCTGACCATGCACAAATTCAAATGCTTGAACGTGCTGCTACATATCGTGAAAAACAATTGTTGAATGGAAAATCAACTGTTACTGCAGATGATAAAGTTCTATTAAAAACAAATGAAGGATTCGAAGTAATGGCCGGTGATGGTATTTTGAACCAAGGTGATGGTGCTTGGAGATTACCATACAATGTTATGTCGACTCGTGTCATTGATAATATCATGGAAAATATTTCTATCTATTCTTCTTCATGGGGTAAAGAGGTAGCTGTAATCTGTGGTATGCAGTTTTACAAGGGTTTCGCTAAGCTAATGAGAGATCAGGCTGGTATCGACCCTAAAACAGTTGAGATGGGTGGTAATGGAAAGAAAGGTATCAATCTTGATTACGAGTATTACGAATTTGGTGGAGTAAAAATGATCCCTACTGTAGTGCCTTGGTTTGATAGTCCAATGCGTGCAACTACCTATGGTGCTGATGGAACCCGTAATAGTTCTCATAATGCTATCTTTGTATCATTGGGAGATGTTGAAATCAATCAACCAGCAATTGAGTTATTGCAACTTGGTAAACGTGGTTGGTTAGAAGGTGAAGTAAACGGTATCAATAAAGGTGGCGACATGGCCAACTCAGTAGATGGTAAACACCACCACATCCTATGGGAAACCGGTGCAGCTTTACTTGATGTAAATGGTATTGCTGAACTTTATCGTCCAGTAAAATATTAATTCATTCTTTTTAAAAATTATAGATAATGGCTAAGACAACCAAAGACGAAACAGGTGAAGAACGCGAAGAAATAAAAATCTACGCGATCAATAAGAAGTATAAGGAAAAACCATTTTTAATGACTCCTATTACTGATAATGTATCAAAAAAGTTATTGACAGGGCAACAAGATTTGAGTCCAACTGAATTATTAAGACAAGAATTGATAATTAAAGAAGATGAGAATTATCCTATTGTTCATAACCAAACACTTGTTTTAATAAAGACAAACGGAAAATATCTTCCAACAAGAGATTTAGCACTTTATAATCTTGCTCTTGAAATGCCGGAGATAGCACATAGCCGTAAAGAAGTAGTAGTAGGTAAACATTTATTCTATATTCAGAATTTCGAAGCAGAAGCAGAAAAAACTATTGTTGATTCAAGAACAAAAGCAAAAGCCGGTGCGAAAGTACTTGACTTGGCTCTTTCAGATATGAATAATTTATTATTCTATTTTGGAGAGAATGCTACTAATCTATCAACGAAAATTGCTGAGGCCAGAGTATTTGAATTAGTTGAATCACGTCCGGGAGAAGTTCTTTCATATCTTGAAAATCTTGATGCTAATCAACAAATTGTATTCATCAAAAAACTTCTTTCAAAGAAGATGATACAACGCGCGGTTGCTAATGGATATATCATGTATGACAAAGTAACTCTTGGTGCAGATGAAAAAGAAGCTGCTGCTTTTATTTTCGATAACAAAAACAATAATCTGTATGTCCCATTGAAAGATATGTTGGACAAATCAGAAGGTAACAAATAGTATTATGCCGGTATTAATTGTAGATATGTATAAAGATTTTCTGACTATTGTTAGGAAGTCACGTGTAGGCACTGTTCTACCACTTGAATTTTCAACTATTCTAAATTTAGCAACAGAAGAAGTTATTTCAAACAAGATTGATAACTTTGATACAAACAAGAAGTTTGCAATACAGCTTTTGCCTATTACTGTTGGTCCTTATTTAGTTGTTGGAGTATGGTTGGAAGAATGGGATGTTTATAGGTATAAAACATTTACAATTGATTTACCAAAAGATTGTAGATTGATAACAAAGTTGGTAATAGAGGTTGTTCCAAATAATGAAGGTAAATGTAATCCTCTTTCATTAAATGAGCAGACTACTATTTTAAATGGCATTTATAGTAAGCCAACACCAACTAATTGTTATTACAATTTACAAAACCTTGAAGTGAATGGGGCTGTTGTAAAAAAAGTATTTATTTACGCGCCCTATTCAACAAGTGGTACTGGTTATCCAAAACTTAGGATGAATTACGTTATCAATCCTCCGGTTATATCGGAAATGGATACTACTAATTCAAGTGAAAGTATATTTGACAAAGAGGTATGTTCTGAAATCGTTACAGTTGCTTCTCGCATGTATTTAGAGGGCATACAAGATAGTCGATATCCTACTTTCAATAATGAATTAAAATTCAAACATTAATAAATAAAAATCATGAGTAATTTAATAAGAGGTGGACAAGACTACCTATTTAATACCATTGGTCCGAAAGACTTTGGAATGTATTACGAAGGTAATGTGACTACTGGTATCAAACATCTTGTATGTAAAAAATATGGAATTGATATTCCGTTTAATGGTAAGACAAGTATTATAAAGAAAACATCTGCTGTTGGTACTGCTGCAGTGATAACTCTTACCCCTGCATTCGTTGCTAAGACTACCGGTGATCAACGATTATTTGAAATTGAGGTTACACGTCAACCATTGTATGATGGTTCCGGAAATCATCAGTTCCCAGTAAGTCATACTTATAGTTATAAGTTGACCAATACGGCTACTTTGACTGCGGATAAACAATCTGTTGTTGATGGTCTTGTTGATGCAATCAATGCAGATGTAATGAGAACTTCAAATGCTGTAAACAGTGGTGCTTGTGTAGTAGCTACTCGTACGGGTGCTGCTGGTACTTCTGCACTTGTTCTTACTGCAAAAGAAAAAGGACAACCGGTTACTGTTCGTATTTTCGATGATAACTTCACACAAGTACTTACAACTGCTCCTAAGAAAGATACATTGACAAATGATCAATTGAGTCGTATCTTTATGATTAAGGAAGAAAATGCAGGACAACGTGTTGTTATGCCTACTGAGGGAGTTGATTATTGTTGTTTTACTATTGTTGCAAAAACAGAAGGATATGAAAATGTTTCTGCTAGTGCATTTGCTGATAGAGAACAGGTTTATAATTTCTATATGCCATTGGCCTTAGTAGATGATAATTTGTTTGCTGCTATTGCTGTTGCTAATGCTGGTGTTGTACCATCTATGGCAGATGTTGTTGCTGCTCCTGATACTGCTTTTAATGGATATGTTGCATTGAATGTAAATCCATTGGATAGTCTTACTGCAAGAGTTGTGGCATTGGAAACAGCGCCTTAATAAATAACTTTCAATTAAATCCAAGAAGGGTAGGTAGGATATGTCTACTTACCCTTTTTTAATACTAGAAATATGGTAACATTAGAAAAGATAGTTGAGAGTTTAAAACTTCAATTAAAACCACATCTTACCGATGATCAGATATTGCATGATGAATGGATTATTGATATGATAAACTTCTCCCGGGCTACGCTTATACGTGCGTTATATGTTTCCGGAGAACCATTGACGGCATTCTTTCAAATTACTTTTGGTATAACTACTGATTTTGATGCACATTATAAGAAATTGACTTTACCTTGTAAATTGATGCAGGGTATTGGTAAACGTAATATAAGATACTTTGGCCCGGATGGTACTAATAAACCACAGTATCATTATTGTTCTTTTGAAGAATTGGCAAGTTATGAATATCATCGATTTGGTGGTAGTCAAATAGCATTTGCTGATGTAGGTGCTTATCTTCAATTAAATACTACTGCAGTAGGACCTGTAGAGATACATGCTATTTTTGAGCAACCAAATACACTTATAGGTTACTTCTATCAAACAACAGCATATCCTATTGGAGAGAATAATGAAAGGCAGTTAGAGATAATTACTTTTCAACATATTGCTGCAAAATTAGGTATGCCGGTAGACTTTGCAAATAATGGTGTTGATGAGACAAAGAATGTTCCAGTAAAGCAACCACAACAACAGCAACAACAAGATAATGGAGGACAATAATTATGTATTTAGTTATAACAGAACAAGTAGAAGTTGACGGTGAATTATTCTATGAAGGTGTTTCATGGAAAGATTATCATAAAGTTCCTGAAACAACAAAAACTATTAAATATGGTAGACTTTATAATTGGTATGCTGCCATAGATGATAGAGGAATTGCACCAGAAGGATATCATATTCCAACTATTGCTGAATGGGGTAATTTAGTTGATTATTTAGGAGGAACATATGTTGCGGGTGCTAAAGTAAAGGAACTTGGAGATGAACATTGGTTATGGCAAGACCCAAATACTACTAATGAAAGTGGGTTTACTGCATTACCAGGTGGCCAATATGATACTGTTAGTGGTTCTTATAATATGCGTGGAAATGCTTCATGGTGGTCTACTTCTCGATATTCTACTAATCTTGCACTTTTTAGTGGCGTACAATTAGATGCTGATGTTTTTGGACATAACCAAACTAGTTATTTAGATATAGGTTTTAGTATTCGATGCATAAAAGATAATGAAATAAATGAAGGTTCAGTTACAGATATAGATGGTAATATATACAATACTATTAAAATAGGTAATCAAGTATGGTTACAACAAAATCTTGCAACAAAACATTATCGTAATGGTGATTTAATTAGTAGTAATTTTGCTGGAATAGAAGGAGCAGTTATAGCATATAATAATGATGAAAATAATGTATATAATTTTATTCAAAATGATATTAAAGGTTTTATTATTACTTATAATAATATTGATTATATCATTCCAGATGATAAAGCTATTGAGACGCCACGATTTACTAGAGAACAGAATATACCATTTGGAGAGTATCAGTATCGTACTCATTCGGATAAGACAACAGAATATTTTGAACCGGTTGAAAAGTATTTTGGTATTGATATGAAAGAGAATTACTCGGCTCAGTTCCGTGATGGTATAAATCCTCATAAAGATATAAATGGAAGTATTTTCAAAGAAGACTCGGATTAATAAAAAGGTAAAAGAGTTTAGGAAAGAGGAATTTGATTATCATGATGTGGTTAATGAAAACAATAAGTTTGGCGTACGCAAAACGGCTTACATAGATACCCTTTTTAGACCTCGTTTATCTCATGTGACCTTTTCTACCAATACGCATCCGAAAAGCCAAATTATAAGAGGTATGGCCTATAAAGTGTTCTTTGCATATGTTTCTATAATAGTAGAAGAACTCTTTAAAGGAAATACTATAAAAATAAATAAAGTTGGGTTATTAAGTTTGATGACATTGACATCAAGTACTAAATACCAAGGTCGTCAGAAAGACAAAGAACGTTCAAAGAGAAAAGGATTTTATACTCGTATTAATTGCGATTATTTTTTTTCTCCGGATAAGATAAGATATGGTTTCCCTTATGTATCATTTGGGAAGTTTTATAAAAATAAATTACATTCATTAGAAGATAATAATATAAAATTTTAATCATGGCAACAATTGACAAAACAAAGTATGCTGCAGCAAGTACTGCTAAGACAACGACACCTTCTAAAGGTTATACTAAAGAACAAGTGCAACAAGCACAAGGTAAATCATCTGTTCCTGCTAAAACATCGGCTCCGGCCAGTACACAGATGTCAGAAGAACAAACTGCTCAAATGATACAAGAAATTATCAAAATGTTACAACAAGGTGCTAAGCCGGAAGATATTCTTGCTAAACTAATACAGGGTGGTATTCCACAAGCACAGGCACAACAGTTGATTCAACAAGCTACTGATCAACTACAGTCACAAGGACAATCACAAGCAACACCACAGACAGCAACTTCTGTAACAGAACAACCAATGCAATAATTATGAATAAGCGTTCGACAGCACACGACGAAGAGTACTACCAGAAACTGAAAGAGGTAGTAGAGGATAGCAATAAAGAGTATAGACCAAATGAGTTGTATGTAAAGACAGCAAGGAATGTACATGGAGTTTTTGCTTATCAAAATATAGAATTAAAATCTAATAAAGATGAATCCGAATAATAAATTCTTTACAGCAGCCGAAATATATGTTCGGTTGTTGTCTGCGTTTCCAATAAAAGGGACTCAGATAAGTAAGATACAAATAATGCGATGGTGTAGTGAAGTTGTTTCAGAATATCTTACTGATCCAGTAGGATTAATTTTGAATAAGAAAGTTCAAATTGGAGAACCTACTTCTGTTGATGATCCTACATTAGTCATTCGTTCTAATCGTGCATTGGTTCCACCTGATGTATTCAAATTAGAAAATGTTTTTGATGAATCCGGTCAGAAGATAAAACATAGTACTTATCAAGGACAGTATGTACAGTTTAGTACTACTAAGACCCCTCAGAAGTGTTTTATTGATTACTATTCATTGCCGGTTGATGAAGTTGGTTTTCCACTTGTAAAACGTGGATATGAAACAGCATGTTATGCTTATTGTATTAAGAAGATGCATGAAGAGGATGCTAGTATTATTCCACCTCGTATTGCTCAATGGAGATGGCTACAGATATGTCAGGATTCTGATTATGAAATACAGGCTGCATATGTTAGCTGGGGTGATTTATCAAACAATGATATAGAAGAGATTCATAATTTCATTATTAGTCCGGAATATAAATTCATTACAAAAAGACATTACCATGCAACATAATAATACATTTCTAGGTGGTATGAAAAGAGGTATTGATAATACGTTGATGCCACAGAATAGTTATACCTATATGCTTAATGGAAGTATTGTTTCTAAGGACGATCATGGGTTTACTATTACCAATATCCGTGGTACAAAAAACATTGCTTCTTTTGGTACTAATGAAGTTCCTATTGGATGTGTATCATTCAATGGCATCATTTATATTGTAACTCATGATTTCGATAATGAAAAAATAAATTTTTATTCATTCAAAGGAAGTAATGGTACTATATGGGTAGAAGAAACACTTCTTATTATTCCTAATGGGCCAAATGATAGACTTTCTATTAATCAATCAGTACTTGGTTTTACAAAAGGAAAATTACTTGAAATGATTGCTAAAAATAGTTATGATGGTTCTGTTGATTTATATATCTGTGATGGACTTAATAAGAATATTATTATCAATACCGGTATTGACCAAGATGGTAAAAAAACACTTCGTTCATATACTAATCTTGATGATATTGTATTGTTTGTTCATCAAAAAAGTATTACTAAAGTTCCGGATGTTCAAGGACAAGTAAAAGACAATGGTTCAATTAAACCAGGTACTTATTTTTTCTATATTCGTTATGAAGATGAATCATTAAATACAACACCATTCATAAAAGAAGTTGGTCCATTTTATATTCATAGTGGTTCGAAAGAGTTTAATAGTTCTTCAGGAGTATTGAACACTGGTGAACAAAGAGTATCAAAACAAGTACAATTACAGATTACAAATACCGACTCAAACTATAAAAAGGTTTCTGTCGGTTTTGTCCATTATTATGGAACCTCAGATACTTTGAGTAAGTCAATGCAACTTATTACTAAGTCTACAAAGATTATAAATGGTTCGGTCAATATTATATTCAATGGTAATAATGGAGTTCAAGATATTACATTTGAAGAACTCTTTAAAGATAATATGGCTTTTGATATTGCGGAAACTGAGGTACAACATGAAGATAGATATTATGGTGCTAATTGGAAAGGTCGCGCTATTGATTATAATATGCTTAAAGAAATGGCTTCTCTTATTATTCCTCATGCTGTTATTAAAAATGAAAATAATATTGATAAAGTCTATGACCAAGATTCAAAAGACTTTGAATATATGGAAGATGAAATCTATCCTATGGGTGTTTCATTTTTAATTGATGGTCAATATAAAACACCAGTATTTCCTGTTTGTGGTTGGTATGAAGGAGTAACACTTACTAATGCCAATGGAACAATACCAGACATGAATTATACAGACTTTCGTACCTATATTGATAATAGACATCAGTACTTCAATGAAAGTCCCGCAGACACACTTAAAACGATTGATAACTATAATGGTCTTTATAAGTTTCCAAGAAAAGGAGTAATAAGTCATAGTACAAATGCTGATGATTTAAAACAACTTCATTTTAAACTTATGGGTGTAGAATTTATTCGTGACTTTGCTTATGAATATTATCAAACTAATAAAGCATTACTTCCCAATATAACTACTATTTATTTTGTACAAGGTAACCGACAAGAGAATGTCGTATGCCAAGGTTATAGTTGTGCTATGGTAGAAGCTGTTGGTTTTAAAAATACCTTTGAATGTTATCGTGGAGTATCGCCAACAACTGCAGGGGATAGAGAAGTTAGTCAATCAACTAAACTAGGAACTCATAATATTGATGTTGCTTTTCCATTTTTAGGTGGTGATAGAAAGTTATTTCCAGTAATTAAAATCGAAAGATATTCTCAAGGATGGAGTATTACTAAATGGGGTGTTACTGAGTTACAGGTAATGAATAAAGAAGAAATATTAGTTCGCGAACAAGAAACTGATGCTAGTCAAAAATGGACATATTATAATAATCCAACTGCAAATGATATGTGGGCAAGATATTATGACCATAGGGATTATTTTCTTGGATTAAAAACTAATAAATATAGTGTATTTACTCCTGACCTTTTACTCAATAAAAAATTAGTTATTGTTGGAGATTATTATTTACGACCAAAAGTAAAGATTGATGCACTTGGTCAAGGTTTTAATCCTCTTGTAACTGATAATAATATAGAAAATAAATATAAACCACATACTAGTTCAATAATAGCTTATCAAGATTTATCAGAACGTCTTATTGAACCAAGTATATCAAACAATTATCATATAATATCAAATCCAATTGCAATAAAGATAACTGCAAATATTATTCAAGAGAATCAAGTATTATCTACTACAGGTTTTTCAAGTAGAATGAAAAGTATTTTAGATGTTTTTGGTGATGAAGTATGGGATGGTAGTAATGATCCACCACAAAAAGTAATTGAAAATTATTTTGATCAATCTAGAGATCAATTAAAAGATGCCGGTATTCTTATTAATAGAACAAAAAAAAGCACAACTGACAATGAAGTAGATGTACGTCCAGTTATAATAAGTTTTGAAAATATTGATATTGAATGGCCATTTGGATCACGTCTTGTTTCACCATTTGAGAATAATCTTGATTCAAATTCATTACCAGTAGTAGCGACTAACTTATCAATGACTGCAACACCTTATTTTGGTTGTACAACAACAAAAGTTGGAAAGTATCATTCAGAAGCAACTGTGTTTACAACGGATAATCCGGATTATCGTAATTTGAATAGTGCTATTGTTGATATATGTAAATATGCTACAATTCAAGAATACATTGATTCTATAAAAAATTCATATAATATTCTTGATGAAAATTATTCAATAATAGATAATGACAATTCGTGGTTTGCAGAAGAAAATTATGTTGCAAAGAAATTTTATAAAGGTGATTTGTTTTCTCAAAATACATTTATGCGTTGTATTCGATGGAATACCTTTCCTGAAAATATTACTAACTGGGAACGTTCATGGCAATGTGGTATAGCGTTTAATATGTATCTACAGTCATTTACCAACTCAAATTTGAGAGTTCCTAGTGCAGATGATACATTCTATCCATACGTACTTAAAAATGCCTTAGAAGCAAACTATGATACCATAGTGCAAGATTTTATATGGAGAAACAAAACAAATCAATTCTTTAAAGAGTCATGGGAGATAAATGGTGGATATAATGAAACAAAAGGAACATATACATTATTGCCATTTGATGAGATATTTACTATGAAAAGTAATACTGCAGCAAATAGAATTTACTTTAGTAATGTACATGTTGATGGCGCTTTTGTAGATCAGTATAGACAGTTACCAATAGGACAATATCAAGACTTTAATTTTGAAGGTGGAGAGATAAAAAAATTAGTTACTATCAATTCTACTTTATTTATTATCCAAAGAAAGAATATTATCCAATTGTATGGTTCAACGAAACTTCAATCGAGTCAAGATAGTTCTGAGATAGTACTTGGTGATAAAACTGTTCTTTCTTCTCAGTCAAAGAAAATTGCTGACTTTGGAACTACTCATAAAGAAAGTATTTGTAGTGGTGATAAAGGATGTTATGGTGTTGATTGGGATAATGAAAAGATATGGAGAATTGCCGGCGCATCAACAACTAGTGGTAATGTTCTTTTTGGTGCAGAAGATTTAGTAACTAGTAAACAAGTAACTGATATTTTCAAGTTCATTAAAGGTATAATTACTAAACTTCCACAAGATTTATATTCAGAAGAACAAACAGGTATTATAAGTGTCTTTGATGAAGAGAACAAAGAAATACTGTTTACTTTTAAACTAGGTAATGGTAATTACTTTACTTTAGTATTTAATGAAAAACTTGATTTCTTTAGTGGATTCTATTCTTATGATACAAATTTCTATATGAAACTTGATTCAAGATTATTTTCATTCTCTAATGGAATAGATGCAAATCGGTTTACTATTTGGGAACATAACAAAGGAGATTATCAATATTTTTATAATAATACTATTCCTAATAATTTTGAACTTGAATTTATTATTAATGGTTCTGCAGAGAAACAAGATGTAAGTTCATTTGAAAAAGAATTTCGTTCTCACTTAATGGTAATGTGTCCAGAAGAAATAGAAAATATTAGTTGGAAAACAGAATATCAAGAATCGGAAAAAAAGGCTTTTATTAATAATGCAGAATTTTGGACTAATCCTGAATATAAAGAACATGCATGGAATATACCTATAATTCCTTCAACTAATAAAAATAATTTTGGACCATTAAGTACTCAAACTTTTAATACCTTTGAAGCAAAATCACAGATGCGTGGGCAATGGATTAAAGTAAAGATAGTATATAAAGGAAAACGTTTATTAGGTAATGTTGATAAATCATATATTCCTAAGTATTTCTATCTTAAAAATGTAATTACTAACTTTATAATATCTTATTCGTAATGGCCGTTTATCAACCCCCTAAAAGAAATTCCACTGGCGACACTTTGTCTGCCGGTGGTTCTGGTTTAATGACACTTGGTAGCACTTTAACTGCTACAGGTATTGGTGCAGTACCAGGAGCAATAATTGCTGGTATTGGTGGTATCGCTAGTTTATTTGGAGCTAGTGCTAAGAAAAAAGAAGAAGAAAGACAACTAGCTTATCAAGAAGATTATCAAAATCAAATAGTAGGTGAAAAAAATCAATTAGCTTCTTCGGAACAAGTATCAGAACAAAATAGAATGATGTACACACAAGAAGGTGTAAGTCAAAGTTTGAAGTCGATTAATCAAATGGTCAATCCTTCTAATCAAGTTCCATCAGGTGGTGGTACAGGAATTATAAATCAAAGACTAACTTAATATTATGGCTAAATTATTTAATCCCAAATTATCATTTACTCCACCATATACTACTATGGATAATGGACTAAATATGTTATTGAAAAAGAAAGTTGATCCACTTGTTCCTTTAATGAATGACGAACAACGTTTAGCATTGAGAACAGAACAAACTCCTAGTGCATTACCATTACCAACTCCGGCACCGGTATCAGTAAGTTCAAAACCATTAGATGCATTATCAAATACAAGATATATTGATAATTCATCGGAAGTACTTGCAAATAATACTACTAAACCTGTAGTCCCTGGCGATAAGAAAGGTATCTATGGACTATCTAAATGGGCTAACATAGCTACTGGTGTCAATACTGCTTTAAATATCGCTACAGACCTTATAGGAGTAAATAGAGCTAGTGATTATAAACCGGCATTTGTTCCTTATCAAGCACCTATTGAAGCAACACATGTATCTCTTATGGATGCAGAACAAAAACAAGCAATGACTGATAGTATGAATAGTCAATTGAGTGGTGCTAGAGAAGCTAATCGTCGTTTTGGTTTAGTAGACCCATCACTTGCTACAAAAGGTATTTATGGTGCTAATCAAATATCATCAGAGATAAGTAAGATAAAGAATCAAGAAACACAAATCAATGCTCAAACAGATAATCAGACTGGTGCAATAAATGCACAATCATTAGCACAACGTAATGCGGCCAATACATCTATTCAGAACGAGGCTGACAGGTTTAAATCGGGTGTGATAGGTCAAGGTATCAGTCAGATTAAAAATGACCTTACAAGTGGTTTAAAATCAATAATTGATAATGCTAGTATTAGTGCAGTAAAAAATCAATCTATAGAAGATGATACAGTAGCTTCATTAGAGAATCAATTAGCAACAGAAGATAATCCGGTAAGACGAAAAGTAATATATGATAATCTTACTAAAGCTAAGGCCAGTCAACAATCATTTTATAAACGAACTTGGGGAGGACGTAAATAATGTCAATATGGGGAAATAATATTAATCCGGTTGGATATGCGGCACAGAATCAAATAGGTCCTGGCATATCTCTTGACCCACGTATCTTATTAGCTAATGAGGGTAATAAAGTCAGTAGAGCAAGAACTACTACTCCTAAAGCAGCAAGTGATGATAAGATGGAAGAACTATTACCTGGTCATACAAAAGCATTATATGATTATCGTAATCAAATTACAAATCGTATCAATATGCTTCCAAGTATTTATACTGAAAAGATAAAGAATGAATCTGATCCAGAAAAATTAAAACAATATGAAACTGCTTATGATGCTGAGTTGCAAGATTTGTTTCAAAAGAAATCACAATTTGGAGTTGCAGAACAACAAGCTAAGTTTGCTAAATCTCAATGGGAAGGTTTAAATACTGAAATAAATAAAAAAGGTATTGGACAAGAAATAGCTGTTACTAATCCAAATTTAGGTAAGGCTCAAAGTGCTGAGGACTTCTTACAATTGGATAGACCATTTGCTTTAGACTTTAGTAAAACACCTAGTGGTCGTAATGCAGTAAAACTTCATAGTTACAATACTCTTCAAGAACGTAACTCATGGGATGCTGGCATTACTCCTGATGGTACTGGTGGCATTGCTCCTAGTCATACCTTAGACCCATCATTAAAGATGATGAACTCACTTGATTTCAGTAAAGAGATTAAAGGTAGAATTGATGCTGCTTCAGCTAAACAAATGGCTTATGCCGGTAATAAAGATGATGGTTTAAGAAGTTGGGACTGGTCACGTTCAGATAACTATAATAATATGAAAAGTGCTGCTAGTAGTATGTGGCAAAACTTACCGGAAGATGCGCGTGCTTATGCTATGAGTTCAGCATTAAATGGTACATTAATAGTTCCTACAGGTACCACATCAGTTGCTAAAGATGCAAAAGGTAAAACTATCACTAAGAATGATTATACTCGTGCTAGTGGTGAGCAAGTTGTTGCAAGTATTGAATTGCTTAAGCAACAAGCAAAACGAATACCTACATCAGATGTAGAAGCTC